CGCGCCGCTTCCTTCAGTCTCGAAAGAGAATAAAACCGTATAGCTTGTATGGTGCGTGCCATCGCCATATCGCGCACCATTCGCTTGTTGCGTGTTAGTGACAACAGCCGCATCGCCAACGCGTGAACGTATTTCAGAAACCGCGGCGCGAACGCGCTGTTCACTACAGCCTGTCGCATCCATTATTTGCTGTGTAGTCGCGCCACCGTCTGAGCGCATCATTGTATATTGAACGCCAACGCGTGCGCCGCGTCTGAATGGTTGCTCTGGCGTATCAGTAACAATTGTTCGGTTGCCATTTTCGACGCGGTTGGCGTTGGTATGGTCAACAAGGTTTAAAAGGAATTTGACCCAATTGATAATTTTGTCGGCTTCTATTGTTCCAGACGCTTGTCTGAATTCAATTGTGCCGCGTGACCATGTTTGCAAATTAATCGTCGTGAATTTGCCGAACGTCAATTCGCTAATGTTTGAAGCGTTCTCAATACGGCGCGTGCTTAATGGCGAGCAATAGCGGTTGTCTGTTCTTGATCTAGGGAACATTGAATTGACCGCATCTTGTTGGCGCGTATAGCGGCGCATAATATCTTGTACCGCGATAAAATCCATTGGCTCGCCATATGCGCCTGTGATGTATCGGCCTGTGGTGGCGCGTGAGTGGATGCTATCGCCACAAAAGCGAACGGCGTGCGTGCTATCGTTAAGCGGCGCATTGCCAATGTGAACGTGCAAACCGCATGACGAATTCACGTTCGCGCCAACGTCTGAAAGAACGCGGCAAATTTTCTTGATATAATCGAATGCGAAATCACATGGCGCTAATGGTGGTAAAACTATTTCGGCGTCAACGCGCGGCGTGCCATCGGGTTTTACATCACAGCCGCGAATTTCGGCACGATCAAACGCGTTTTTTATTATTGCGATATTTGCGCCGCTTGTTTCGATTTCTATTCCAAATGTGTAAGTCATTGTTTTTACTTCCTTTTTACTAGATTGTAGGGCAAAGCTGTCGCCCTATACCTAGTTTATGCACCATTTTATCCCATAAGACAAGAGATTTTATGGGAATATCTGGAACAATTGTTCGGCTTATGATTTCAGACCAGCGCCGCGCCAAAAAAAACGCTGGAAAAATCCAGCGCGAAAAACGGTTTTTTTATATTTATAAGGAACGCATGTGTATGTGTGTGTATATATGTGTGTATATATAGGTATATATACCTATGTATATATACTATACCCCGACCCCGAAGCCCGAACCCGAAAGCCCGAACCCCGAAGCCCGATTGTTTATTTCATTGTGTGCGCAAGTGTTGTCATTGCGCTCGTTGTCGGGTTGCCGCTCCCGACCAAGAAAGTGTAAGTGCTGACGTTGCAGGCTAAAACACCAAACTGCTTGGCGTCATGATACGTTGCGAAGTGTCCTTCTTCTTCTTTGTCTACTGGTTCGCTCGTCCCGTAGTTTTTAACTGCCCAGTCGCAAAAGGCTTGGAACTGCGTGTCGTCTTCATACTCGAACCCGCTCGTGTCATCATAGAACAGTGCGGTTGCCCAGTGGTCAGGTAACTCCAGCGTGATTGTCTCCATCTTCTCTCTCCTCTACTAGAATACTCCCACAATATCCCACACTATATAGTATGTCAACAGGTAAATTAAAAAAAGATTCGGCGCTGCTGACTCGCAGCACCACGCAGCGGCCCGGCAGCTTTCGGACAATTGTTCGGGTTGTGACTCTCCGGGCTGGCTGCGACCCGGAGTCATCTCTACCCGGAGGCTGCGGCCCGGCGGAATCACCCGGCAGCTATTGCCCGGAACCCGAACCCGAACAATTCATCGGGTTGTTCTCCCCGGCTGCAAACACCCGGCCCCGAATCTTTAGCTGCCCGGAAGTTGCAGCCCGATGATTCCCGTGCAGCCTGAATCATGAACCCCGAACCCGAACAATTTGTCGGGTTATGGTCCGAGCAGACTCGCTGCGGCCCGAATCGCTGGCTGCGTTTCCTGATTTTTAAAAAGCTGCTGGGCTGCGCTGTGAGTCATCCCGAACAAGTTTGGCACCCCGAACCCCGAACAGGTACGCTTCGGCGTTCTGGGGGCGTTTTTGGGGGGTCTACGACCCCGCCAGCCACCCCACATGGGGCGCACGCGCTATTTTACGGCTTCGCCGTTATAATCTGTTATAGGGATTTGTTCGGATTCTGTGGGATTTTCTGTTGGTGTTACGTCAATCATGCGATCTTTAGCGCGAGCCATAAACTCTTGCAGTTGTTCAACGATCTGATCCCGTGTGAGGTTGTCCACATTTTCGTGCGTTACATGGCTACGGGCTACCATGAGTCCAGTCACCTTCAGGCGCAGTTCTTCTGCCTTGATTGCGGCCCCGAAGTTCCCTGCCTGCCATGCTTCATCTCTGAGCCTTTGCATATCCCGAACAGATTTGGTTACGGACACGCCGTATTTGCTTTCTAGCTCTTGTCGCATTTCTTCCATGCGTTCTTTCACCCGTGGGTGATTGAGAAGCTGTACGGCTGACACGTTCGGGTTTTTATATCCTGCGGCTCTTGCCGCACCCGTCTGCGTCATATCCTTGTGAATGTAGTTATCAAGAAACTTTTGTTGTGGGGGCGTAAGACGCTTCACACCCTTCTCGACTTGTTCACCAACCTTGGGCATTGTCATTCCTTGTCTTGCTCTTGCCTTTACAATACCGACAACGGGCAACCCATGCAAGCCCAACAGTTCCCATACCTTAAACATTAATCGCATCATCAATAATTACATCAAGGGGGGTAGGGTATATACCCCCCCTTATAGGGGGTGACGTAGTTGACGTAAAATAACCTATTGATTTTATTGCATTTTCTACGTCAAATCAGATTTTTGACGTAGTTGACGTAAACTTGCAAACCATTGATATTGTTTAATAATCAACATTACGTCAACTACGTCAACTTTTGACGCGCTTTTTTTTGACGTAAAATATCGTTTAAAATCAATACATAATTTTTTTTACCTTTTTTGCTTGACGCGCCTATATGGTGTGGGTATAAGTGGGACATCTAGTAAAACGGAGTATATAAGATGACTAAATATAACGGATGGACAAACTACGAAACGTGGCTTGTAAACTTGTGGTTTTCTGACAGCTACAACGAGTATTTCCTTGAGCAGTTCCGCGAGGGCGAGTTGCTTGAGAAGGTTAATCACGATCAGTTGCGTGATTATGTTGTTGAGGGTTTCTTGGATGAAGAGACGCCCGAAAATGGTCTTGTGACTGATTTGGTCAACAACGCTATGAGCCAAGTAAATTGGCGCGAGTTGGCTGAACATGTTGAAGACTTGCTACAGTATGAAATGGAGGTGGCATAATGTTATATATGGCATATGGAATGAACACGAACAGGGACGCAATGAAGGTGCGTTGCCCGAAGGCTAAACCGTTGGGCGGGTTTTACCTGCCCGACACTCGGTTAGTTTTCCGCGGTGTTGCTGATATTGTACCCGACATGGACAGCATTTGTCCTGTTGTGCTGTGGGAGATCACACACGATTGCTTGCGTGCGTTGGACAAGTTGGAGGGTTATCCGCACTTATACAACAGGCGCAAGATCAACACGGACTGGATCGTTTACGAGATGAACGACAAAAGCCGAACAAGTCCACCGAACGGGGGCTATTACAAAATGATTGAGGACGGCTACAAAGATTTTGGCCTTGATGATTATTGTTTACGCGTTGCGTTGTCTGAAGCTGAGGAGGTAGCGGCGTGAGTGGTCAAGTTGAAAACTTAGAAGAGTTCTTGGCTTGGCTGAAAACTTGCCCGAATCATTACGCAATTAGCTCTATGTCTGGCGGCTATGTGCACGCTAAATTTTTAATTCCTGTTGAGCGAAAGAGGGAGGACGCATGAGATTTTTACAACAAACAAACATTGACGGCGGGGTGTATTTACTCCCTGCCGCGCAAGTGTCGGTGACTGAGACTGAGATTGAGTGGCTGATTGAGGGCTTAGATGCGCTTATTCTGCCCGATAGATCGAAACGCATTAAGCGTGCGCTTAAACGTGCGCTTGGTGAAATTGAAGGGGCGGCGTGATGGATAAGAAAGATTTATTGATTGCAATGCTTGAGGATATGGAGCGCGATTTAAAAAGCATTGATAAAGAGGATGTTTTCATTGCTGTTGCTTGCGTTGCTTTGGTTGGCCTTTGGATCACTGGGGTTGTTGTTGAGTGGTGGTAACATTTAAAAAATTAGGAGAGAGATTATGACTAAGAAAAGAACGTATAAGAAGTGGACTGAATACGACGACAGCGCCTTACTTGATATGGTCGATAAGGGCTTTAAGGTCAGGATGATTGCGGCAACTATGAATAGAACAATGCCAAGCGTTACGAATAGGATTGTTGTTCTGAAGGGCAAGAATAAAGAAGCGCCCCCCGAAGCAGTCAAAAAACACTGGGTAAGGAAATTGCTCGGATTAAAATAACAAACAGGGGCGGTTCTTCCGCCCTTTTTTGCGTTTGTAAGGCGAACAAGTGTCTGCTATTCTTGACCCGCAAACAGCGTTTCGCCTGTTGTTTGCCTTACGACTTTCCCCCGCTCGGCTAGGATACGCACTGCAACAGCGGGGGGTTTTTTATGCCTTGCGCTTCTGGGCGAGTTCCCCCCGATGACAAAACGGATTTAAATCCCGATTATAATCCGCCCCGAACATAATTTTTCTTATTTAGTTGTTGACCCCGAACATAAGATTTGTTATGTAGGGTTATTCTAGTAAAATAAGGAGTTCCCGATGGGAAAGGTTAAAGGTTTGATGGAGGATTTGCTTGAGAGTGCAATGACTTCTTGCCCCGATTGCGATGGTGATGGGCGTGTTGAGGTTGAGTATGCTGTACCGCATAACTTCAACCGCGATGTAGGTTATTTGGATACCCGAATGGAGGATTGCGAGACTTGTTCGGGCTATGGTGAAGTAGAATTAGAAGAAGAAGCCACAGGAGGAAACAATGGCTATTAAGAAAACTACACAAACAGAAGGCGCTATGGTAACGGCGCTAAAGCATGGTGAAATCAAGTTGCGTTTGGTTGGCTCGACACCTTTTTATTACAATTCGATGAGCTTGAAGGCGAAGCGTGATTTGTTGATTGGAGGAGCTAAAAAAACCACGGCGCAACGGCGTGAAATTAAGCACAACCCCGAACAAGAGTTCAGAGATTCTGTTTATAAAAAAAGCTATGGGAAAACGCATTTGTATTTCCCCCCTGCGGCTATCAAGCAAGCTATGGCTACGGCGGCTATTGAGACAAAGGGCGTTGCGAAGACCAATGTTCAGCGTTTGATTTTCTTGCCCGATTTAGAAATGGAAATTTACGGCAAGCCATATTTAAAGATCGACACGGTTCGCATGGCAGATATTAACAAGACCCCCGACATGCGAACGAGGGCTTATTTGAAGGAGTGGTGCGCGGAAGTTAAGATTAACTTTGTGATGCCGACTTTAACTGCGACTGATGTGTTTACGTTGTTGCAGAACGCGGGAACGATCATTGGTTTGGGAGATTTTCGTCAGGAAAAGGGTCGAGGAGCATATGGGTGCTTTACCGTGACTGGCGAGGGTTTGCCAAATTGGAAAGATCACAAGGACGATTGGAAGCGCATTACGAAGAATGCGATGGAAGAGCAGAAGTATGCGATGGATTATCCCGAACATGCTGATGATATGACAGCGGATTTGATGGGCTTTTTGGAAGAAGAACGCGCCCGTAGAATGGTAGCATAGGAGGTGCGCTTGGCAAGCATTACAGGTGGGCATTGCCTATGTCCATCTGATCGACAAGGTAAGGCGGTTAACATGCGGCGGGGTTCGGCGGGGTATGGTCCGTTATGGTTCGATAAGTTCTGGCGGTCTTGTTTAGGCTTGGAGCGATGTGGACGGTATGTTCCGGTTCGGTGGGTTCTGGCGGTTTCGGATAGGCTGGGATTGGCTTCGTGCGGTTCGGTTCGTTATGGCGGTCTTGGTTCGGCTTGGCGTGTTTGGTTCGGGTCCGGCTGTTCTTGGTGACATTTGTTGCGGCGAACACGGTGGGAGATCATGCGGATTTCCCACCAATTTAAATTAAATTGGAGAGTAAAATGGAAGATAGAATTGATTCAGTTTGGAATAAAGATGAACGTCAGGAGATAGTTGATAACTATCTCGCTGAAACTGGTCGTAATATGTTTAAGGTAGATGAGTTTACAGATTGGTTAAAGGGCAAGCCCGAACATAGGTGTTATGATAGGTTTTTTGGTTCGGGTGATGAAGAGGCCGCGAGACAATATCGCATGGGCTTGGCGCGTCAATTGATTAGTGGTTTGCGTATTCAAGTTCACATTCCACCAGTTGAGCAGGTTGATGTTAGTCAGTTGGCGACAGCGATAAGCTATGAAGCCCCTGCTTTTATCAGTCCTATGTCTAGTCGTAGGACGGGTGGTGGTTATGTGCCATATGATCCAGAAAGCGAAGAATCTCGCTCTGAGTTGCGTAGGCAGGCCGCGGCTGATTTGGCGCGTTGGCTTAATCGTTACCGTGGTTGCATTGAGGCGTATGGCGTTAGTGTTCACCACATTGAGGAAATGTCTACAGTCTTGAGGGGTGAAGAGGAGAAAGCCGCATGAAGATAAGTAAGAAGGATATGGACAAGATGCTTGACGAGGTTTTTCGCAAGGTGTTTGGGAGTGATTGGTGATGGATGAGAAGCCAACATTCCGCTACTTGCTTGACCGCTTAGACGAGGTTCGAACGCAGTCTGATTTAGAAAATATCAAGGACGAGGTTGAGGGGCTTTTGCCCCTTGATCGCTTTGAGGAGGACAAAGGGTTTGACGTTATGACCGCGATTGAGGAGGTTAAGCGTGATTATGTGAGCAGAGCTTTAGAGAAAGCCCCGACTCTGTACGAGGCGGCAGATTTACTCGGTTTAAAGAGCTATCAGGTTCTTGTGAATTGGATGAAGAAGTTGGGGGTGAGCAAGTGATTGAGTTCTTTACTGTGCTTATCATTGATTACAAGTTACAGAACAACGACATGGAAACCCGCATTTGGTTTGAGACTGAGCGCCATTGCCAGAGCGCGTTGAGCAAAGTTGATCCGTTATATAATCACTTGCTCGGCTTGTACGGCAATGACATGATGATGAGGTGTTATGTTACTGAGGAGGCTTCGCATGATTTGGTTAGACCAAAACTTAGACCGAAGGATTTGAAATGAGTCTTGATCCCGAAAAAACGGAGGAGATCATTAGTGATCTTCTTCAAAAACTACCGGAAAAGTTTTCTTTAGCTGACTCGCGCAACTTGGTTTGCGAACTTTTATTCGGGTTAGGCATAAACCCAGATGATTTACCGATTTTTCTCCTGCTGGTTGTTGATGCTTACATGGGTGATCGGGCAGTTGATCGAATGAAGGAAAGGTGATATAACCCGAATAAGTTTATTCGGAGAAATGAAATGGCTACGCTTTCACCTTTCGCAGATAGTTTTAGGCAAGACCTTTCAAGCGCCCAATCTCGTAACGACAGTAATTTTATGGGTGGGCTTGGCTCCATGCTCCAGAAGTACCGAGAGCAATTGGGTGGCGGTCAGGCTTCTCAACCCCGACCCGCTAATCCGTTTTTAAATCAGCTTGGTCAAATGCCTTTGACTCAAGGCCCGACAGCCTCTCGCCCTGCACAAGTTTTAGCTCAACCCGCTAATCCTTTTGAGGGTAACGAGCAGTATCAGGCGTTGATGGAATATCAGAAATCTATGGCTCCTCAACAAGAACAGCTTGATCGTTTGAACGAGTTACGCACTGCGTTTGAAGGCACTGGTGGATACAAGGATTATCGTATTCAGCAGATGGAACAGCAGATGCAACGTATGCAACAGCCCCGAATGGGAATGGGGCTTGGTGGTATGCGCCCGACTGGAATGGGAATGTTTGGCGGGTTTCCGCAACAACCCCAGCGCAATCCTTACCAGCAGATGCCAGTCCCGCGTGGTGGATATAACCAATATAACCGAGTCCCGATGCAGCAGCCAAACTTTATGCAGCAGCCTAACCCGAACAACTATGGGGGTTATGGTATGCAGCAGGCTCCGCAGCAGCAATATCAAATGCCGCAGCCACAATATCAGCCGTATCAAAATCCGTATCAGCAGCAGCAACCGCAGCCGCAACAATTCGGTGGTTATGGAATGGGTCAAAGCATGGGTGGATATGGCGGTTACGGCGGTATGTCGAACCCGTATCAGCCACAGCAATATGGTCAACAAAGCATGGGTCAACCCCAACAATTCGCTAGTTTTTACTAAATCTTTTTGTTAAAGGTTTTGCGCGGATGACTTTATATTAACAATCGCTAACACGGGTATGGTTTTTGTTGGTTCGTGCTACCAAATTGCGCCACAGTTTAACTGTCACGGTCATCCGCACGATAGCTTAACCTACAGTAAGTTTGCAAACTTCGCACTCATGCACGACCTTGCTGTTTTCTAGTTGTGTTTCTTTAAGTGGTAAAGCGCACTTAGGGCAGAGATTTTTTTCAAGTCTCTTTTGAAACATACCTTCTTCTTGTAGCTCAATCAGATTCATGTCTAGGAAGCCTATATCTTTTTTTAATTCCCCGTAGTTTATCTACAGTTATAGACATTATGTCAGCCGCGTCTTTTAATGATAGCTCTTTTTTCAGTAGCTTGTCTAACATTTCCGCGTCTTTGGACAGTGGCATTTTAGGCCGTCCACCTAGCTTTCCGTTGATTTTATTTAGTTCGTCTCGCTTTACTCTCTTATGTGCAAGCTCAAGTTTGGGGTTTATAGCCTTATCTATGATGTTTTGCTTTTCCCAACGCTCTTTATAGAGTTCTTCATACATCCGATAATCCATTAACTTTCCTTTCTAGTATTTCAAAAAGGGCCTCAATCTCCTCCATTCTTTGAAGAACGGGGCTATTGTGACCCTTTTTAGCTTCTAGTTTTGCAGTGCTTATGCACCGCTTTATTCTTTCAAATACAACAACGGTATCTACGTCCATCTTGCATCACCCTTGAGGATCACTGCGTCCCCGACGATACCTGTGCCACATAGCTCAGTTGCTTCTTCATTGAAGGGCAGACCTTTTAGCAGTCCCTCTTCATTAACGAGGATTTGAATGTCAGGATTTGTTGGTGATCGAACCATCTCGACCATACCTCCAACCATTTCCTGCGCCGCCTCCAGCGTTGGTTGCTTGTGTTCAAACGTTGTAATCATAACAATCTCCTTTACTAGAACTTGGTATATGTACCATATACTCCCACGACAATCAAGAAAAAAGTTAACCGGGGAGGCCCGGCAGTTAACTTATTAACCCGAACAAATCGTCGGCTTATATGTTATCCCGGCCCGTTTCTCTTTCATATTCGCCACGAGATAGTGGCCCATCCATAGTTCCCAGCCACTTTTCAGACCCGCCTGCCGTCATTGTGTACTTACGAATCAGCCCAGCTTCGCAAGCATCCGTTACTGCGGATTTAATTGTTGACTCTCTGCCTGCGCCTTTCAGGTATATTGCGCATGGCTCTGGAGAACTTGATTCATGGATAGCGGCGTATATGCCATCATGCACACCGCCTTGAGATACTGCGCGTCCTTCGTTTTCTCTCATGCGAACGAAATCAACAATGTGCGTCATGCGTTGACGGACAGTATGGGACAGCGCGAGCGATCTAATATCGACGGAGCGATCTTCTAAAAGACCAGTGTTCGGGTTACGAATGAAGTGTCGTATGTCACGATTGGCTGGCCCGTTTGATTTTACGACAGCGCCATCGAACACACCGTTTCTTGTGTACTCTATGCCCAAATCTTTACACCGCTGCTTGCCTGTTGTTTCGTCAACAGACCAAACAGAGAAGGCACAACGCACGCCATCAACAATAGCGGATGTACCCCGAATGAGGTTACGAGCTTGCTCAGGTGTTTTAACTGGATCGTTGTCTTTGATCTTCGCCATGTGGTGATTGACCATGACTGTTGCGCCTGTTTCGGTTGCCATTTGCGCCAACAGACCCATGAATGCGGCTCCTGCCGCGGGATCAGCGTTTACATCTGCGTGAACAAACGATGCCATAGGGTCAATAATAATTAGCTTTAGGTTCGATAGCTCAAGCATTTGCTCATAGATGCGCTCGAACTCTGCGCCCATCAGGTAGCTACTGTCGAACTTCTGCATGATTGGGAACACGCCGCCGAGGTTAGGCAATGGCAAGATGCGCAGTTGGTGATCGTAATGCTCGCGGTATTTCTGTGGATCAAGACGCGAGATACGTCTGTGCATTTCGTCTTTATCGTCTTCCGCTGTGATTAGAATAACATCACCATGCTCTGCGACGAGGCCACCGAATGCGCTTTGCATAGATGCGCCCGATGCGACTTTCATTGCCAAATCGAGTGTCATCATGCCTTTGCCGCTATCGCCTGCCGCGGCAAACACCGCGGGAACTCCGAGCGGAATGGTGTCACCCACCAAGAAATGTTGCTGAGGTGGTGATCCGACAAAGTATTTGTCGATCAACAGGCTTTCGTCTAGCAGGGAGATTGGCTTTTTGACTTTGCTCTTCTGTGACTTGATGAACTTATCAATGTCAAAGCCCTCATCAATAGCGTCTGCGGCGTCCCACTTTTCTTCTTTTGTCGCAGGAATTTGCAGAGTTAGTGTGCTTTTCGCACCCGCTTCTTTGGCTTGTGCCTCTACAATCCGAGCTAATTTCTTGCCTGCCTCATCGTTATCAGGCCATAAGACCAAATCTTTGTTGCGCAGTTGCGTGAAGTCAAACTTACTGGCTGTGTTTTCAGACAGCATACCTGCACCACCGATGGTACAAGTCGCTGTATATCCTAGCTGTGTTAGAGCATCCGCGCACTTTTCGCCTTCGACCCAGATAACTGTGTTCGCACTTAAAACGTTCGGGATATTGTATAATGGTCTGGGTTCAGGAATACCTTGGCGACCATCCATGAACTGACGGAATTGTTTCTTTGGTTTGCCAGCACTATCCCGAACAATTTCTCCAGTTGCATCCCGGTCAAAGTATTTTCTAACTGTTACGAGAACCACGCCATCAGCATCAGTGTATGAATATTCGTCTTCGAACGGTGTACTGGGACTGATTGTACGCTTTTGTTCGGGTTCTGGCTGCACTGCTGGGGGCGGAGGAGTCGCCAATACGGAAAAGTTAACTGGATTGTTCGGCTTAACAATGTTTTCTGGCGGAGCAACGTAGTCTGCTGAGATGTAATCTTTGAAGTAATCCACGCATTCAGATAGGGAATACCCGCGTGCTTCTTTAAATACCTTACAAATGCCCCCGATGCCATCACCTGATTCGAAATCTTTGCCTGTCAGGAACCAAGGACTGCTAGTATCAATGTTTATGCGCAGTGATTGCCCTGCTTCGCCTTGCAATGATCCGATGAAAAACTCTTTGCCACGCTGTACCCCTTGAGGAAACGTTTCGATTAGTGCGCTCAATTGGACACTACGGGGAACTTCTCTTGAAATTCTCTCTGTTACCTCTCTGGGCGTCTTGCCAAAATTTAAAACATTCATTATCTTGTCCCTATCCACAACTTTACTACTAAATATGGGATGCCGCCGACCAAGCGCGTCCCATATTTTTTACCCATTCCAGCAAGTTTCACGAAATTCGCAGAACTTGCACAGGAAGAAATCTTTACTTTGAGCGATACGAGGTAGAATGTCACCAGCTTTTGATGCCGTCAAGATATTCACCGCCCTGTCGCTTGCTTCTTGAGCCAAAGCCTTATTGTACGGCACTAGCTCATAATACACTTCTGAGGTGTTTTTATTAATTACTGTAAACAACGCAGGGTTTTCGGTTAGCTCCATATATGTCTGGTACAACGCTAACTGAGTTGCGTATGTTTTGTTCGCCTTTTCTACACCGTGACGCACAAAGCCTTTAAACTTGCTGTCATTAGCTGACTTGCATTCCCACAGTGCGGGGTAGCCCATATCGACATCACCACCACAGATCACGCCATCTATGTGACCGCGTATCTCACCATCTGCGATTGAGAACCCGAACTGGCCTCCATCCTTATCTTCCGTTCTTAGATCGAAACCAGCGTCTTTCAGCCACTTTGCGGCGTAATCCTCAATCTCATGCCCGAACTGAAAGATGCGCAGTGTCTTGGCGCTAAACGCTTTGTCAGGGTCTATTGGGTAGTTGAGGTATCTGTATTGTATTTTGCGCGAGCATTCATCGCCAATACTGGACGCACCAATGTATTTTCTGCGCTCCCTCTTTGTTTCGTTAGAAACGATAGCCTTGTCCACGGCTTCCTTGATGCTTTCTGCTACATGATCCACCCTAGAATGGGATTGAAGTAGAGGGCCAAGTGCCTGTTGACTTAAAGTAAGTGTCTTCGAGGGTTCCAATTTCAATCTCCGCTGCTAGTTTTTGTGATTCTTGTATTCCAAATATCAATGTTTGGACTTGTTCTTCGGTGAGGTCACAAAACCTTTTATCCCACCCGAACTTACCGAGTATATGTGCCAACTCCTTCATGGGCTTTGGCGCTGTTGTTACGTCATTCAATGTATTGTCTCCTCTTCTTCGATTGAAAATAAATCTATAACTTTATTTATCTGGTTTGGGTCAAGCTCATTATTTCTGAAGCCCAAATTGAGAACTTCTTCGCCGTGAACCATAATGCTTGCGCTCCCAAACATGACCGTATTATCTGCCTCTTCGATCCTGTCGTTGATGATCTCATTAGCCACAGACTGAACTTCCTGCATGTCGTTGCTGTTTTTTACCCAACACACAATTTCGGACTCAGAGCTTTCTACTTTGCCCTGATCAGTCTCAACCATAAAAAGATACATTTCGAATCTTGGCATTAACTTTCCTTATTAGACAATTCGTTGCCACACGCCAAGTAGCCACAGCCGTCAATCCAATTATCTGTATTTTGAGGGTTGGATTTTATGCGAGCAATTTTAAGCATAGCCATCATAGCCCCTACGTCATGCGGCTTGATTAGCGTGTCCAGATAAATTGACCAGAGATTTGCTATGGTTGTCAGGTTTGATTCCATATCACCATGTGTTGCGGCGCGGTCTTTGGTGACATATTCTTTAGCTGTGTCTAATGTTTCAGACCTTTCCATAGTCTTCTCCCGTTATCTTTTTCCAGTTATCTGCGATCAGTCTATCAATTTGTGTGCGATTAAAATAGTACCCTAAACAACATGCGGCTTTGTACTTAGTCCACGAGAAATCCATCTCGCTTACTTGCACACCATTGTTACGCAAAAGCTGTTTTTGCTTTGGTGTTGCCGCTTGGTTTAACCACCGCTTTGATTTGTTCGCGGCAGTGCTGTCTTCGATCTCTCTTAGGAAATCATCTGCCGCTGACATAGCTTGCACCTTTTCACCGATGGAAACGATCCTAGCACGCCCATTCTGCGCCTTTACGATAGCAACCCAGTAATTTCCTATCTTGCCTACCATAGAGAAGCCATTGAAGCCTGTAGCCATCATCACAGTGCCTGTGCCATACGGATCAATCCACATGAAAGGCGACAGTTGCATGAGGTCATACTCAGTCATTACGAAGTCGATTAGCTCGCTCTTCTCGCGTAACTCGAACACATGTTCGCATATCGGACAGGTTCTCGTATTGGATGCGACTTCGCTTTCGCATTCTGGACACACTTTTGTTGGTGCGTCACCGCCTGCGTTTTTCTCTGCGCCGTCTAAGTTTGCTGTTTCGTCCAGTGCGCCATGCGTAATGATGGACGTACCGAAATCCATAACGATGCAATCTGTTTTGATTGTGTCTGGATAAATCTCAGGATCGACGATGCGCAGTCCACGACCAATCATCTGCACCATTGTACCCTTTTGTGAGCATGGGCGCGTAAGAACCACACACGCCACAGGTGGAGCGTCGAATCCTTCTGTTAGAACCATGACGTTTACCACAACTTGCAGATCACCGAACTCCAGATCGTGAAGCATTTCAGCGCGATCTTCTTTAGGTGTTTCGCCCGTTACGAAGTCAGCGCGAATACCAGCGCGTAAGAATGCTTCGCAAACATGTTCGGCATGTAGAACGGTTGAACAAAACACGACAGTCTTTCTGTCGACTGCTTTGTCTTTCCATTCATCCACAATGCGTTCGTTGATCACACTGCGATCCATAATCGCGGCGACCTCTTCCATGTCATATTCTTTGCCGCGCTTTGTGACCCTATCAAGTTGATCACCCACGCCCAAATCAATCACATAGCTTTTAGGGCGAACAAGAAAGCCTTCGCGGATTAGGGTTGCCAACTCGATTTGGTGTGCGCAGTTGTTGAATACTCCGCGCAATCCTTTGCCATCACCGCGATTTGGTGTAGCTGTAAAGCCCACAATCTCTGCGTTTTCGTTGTCTTTGAGAACTGCGTCGATTACCTTGGTGTATGTTGGAGCCGCGGCATGGTGGCCTTCGTCAATCACAACCATATCGAATAAGGGTCTGTCTCTAAGGTTACGATCACGAGACATCGTTTGAACCATAGAAAATACTGCATCACCTTCCCAGTGCTTGACTGTGCCGTTGACGATGCTTGTAGAGATTAAAGGGTTTACGCGCTCGAACTTCTCTTTGTTCTGGGAAACCAATTCGTCTCTGTGCTGTAGGACAAGAACGCGCTTGCCCTTTTTGTGCCGTTTGCCAACTAGCGCGGATAACATGATTGTTTTCCCTGCGCCTGTCGGTGCTACGATTAATGTGTTGTTGTGCTTGTCCAACGCTTTACAAGCGTCAGATACAGCAACCTCCTGATAAGGTCTGAGTAACATATTTATACCTATTTGCTAGAATAGTAAGTTGGGGGGTTCGCGGCCCACGGCCCCCCTATCCGTGGTCTAGCAGGCGCGGAATGGCCCTGCCGCTAGATTATTTCTGCGCCCAAGAAGGAACTGCACCGCTTGATTGTGCAGTAGCTTGTGGTGCGGCAACATTAGATGCAACGGATGTTTGCTGCATTGGGATGCTACCTTGAGGCAGAAAATCATTACTGTTCGGCGTGATTGCGGCTAACAACTGGTTGCTGTCTTTATAGCCGTTCGTGCCTTTCTTGATGCCTACTTTGGCACAAATCTCCATGCCACTCAAGTCCATCATACCGCTGATGTTGCGGTTTTGCTGTGCTTGTGGCGACATATCTGCGGGATCAATACCGCGTGCGCTTTCAACAATCGACTTGAGCGTCCGTAGCCCAATCTCTTTTGCAAGAGGCATACCGCTTTGGCCTAGCTTGTCACCATCGACAAATACGCTGTGCCAGAACTTGCGGCGATCATACTCGCCACCGATGATTGTGAACTCAAGGTTCATCCACTTAGCCGATGTGCTTTGTGATTTCTTGAACCATGCGCCCTGACCGAACTCAGGGATTTCGATGTCTCCCATTTGAACAAGGATCACGGCACGAACGATTGTTCCGTTCGGGATCAGTGTGAACTCTTGGTTCTGTGGGTTTTCATCTACGGGTACATTATTAAAATTTAACATTATGCTTCTCCTTCGCTAGAAGTCTGAGTTGATGGATCGACAAACGTAAGATCGTTGTCGGTTAATGGTGAGCCAGTATTCATCTTTTCAATCAATTTTCCAAGATGCGGCTCTTCAAGAGTGTCTAGTCTTCCAGAACGGTCTTTGGCTGGATAGCCCCATTCGTTAAGAGGTTGACACACAAACGCCCTGTATTGCCCATGATCACCTGACAGAATAGCCATAGTGATAACTTCATCAACAATTCCGGGCAATTCCCTGCCAGTTTTTGCGCCTTCGATTTGAAGGTTATATTGCTTGCGACCATAATCGTCTGTGACTTCATCCAAGATGCCAACAAAGATCACGTTCTTTGATCGGATGTGTTGGATGTGAGTGAGCCACGACATCATTTCGCGCCCGTGCATTCCATAGACTGCGCGAGTATCGACCTTACCAGACCGCTCAGAACGCGCTTCTGGTTGCTGTAAGCACCACTGGAAGCACAAACGCCCTGCCACGGTGATAGAGTCCACAAACAACGTATCGTACTTCTGCCACACCTCTGAGGTATCGCCATACATCTGAGCCACATAATCATAATGCGACTGACTATATGGTTGATCGTCAGAGAGTGATGGGTTTGCACCGCCTAAGAAGCACGCGAGGTCACGGCATTCCATCCATGTTCGAGGACGAACAACGTCAATAGGATGTCCTTCGATAGCGGCATCGCCTGCCTCCAAGTCCATAAACAACGTTGTTGACGGGTTGAGGGTTCGAGCAAGTGTGGTTTTACCCACACCGCTCTGACCACACACCACAATCTTATGACCTTTTTTCTCAGCCATACGCTGATCTGCTGTAATGATTTGTAGAGTCATTGCTCTAACTCCTCTACTTTGACTGTTCCCACTTGAACAGTGCGACACTCTTCAAGCTCTTCCTTAATTGCAGGAGGAGCCGCTGTGAATTTACGCTCTTCTACGGCGAACGTCAGCTTGCCGTAATGTTTGGCGTTCTCTGGCGACATGTTGTTTAACGTGTCACGCAGTTTGTCCTGATCCCATGTGACCTTCTTGCCCACAGTGACCTTTAGCCTTTGGTTGCCTTCTGCGATTTGCGCAGTGCCAAAGTCCTTGCCATGCGAACGCAAAATGTCTCGCGCTACTGGCAAAAATGTATCTGATAGTTGTTCTTCAACGTCTTTGAGTTCAAGGCGCATCTCACTGATAACGTGCTTGAGTTCGTCTCGACGCTCGAATAGCTCACGACTGTTCATGTCCATTCCTTTCCGCTTTGAGTTACTAGAGTCCCAACTATAACCATATGGTGTGGGTTGGTGTCAAGAACTTTTTTTAGAAAGAAATATCTCAATGCCAAGACAAGCCTTCATGAGCTTCTTTTTCAGCTTAAACTCAGGCGTTTCAACGCCCTTGGCGTCTTCGACAATTTCATGCCACACGCCGTCTTTGTCTTCGCGCTTGTAGCGGAAGTCAGCAATGTATGCACATATCTTTTGGTCATTAACGATTAGGTTGTAACGAACTTGTAACTCAAGGTCTTTGACCGTTCCTGCTCGTTCGAGTGACTTTATATATAGATACCGCTCCGATTCCCATTTCGAATCAAACTTAATGCCTTGCACAGTTACCTTTTTGTTTCCGTATTTGGGTCTTGACCCACGCCGCTTGGGATTATATACAGGTGAAAAGGTCATTTATGGGAAGGAGACTCCAATGCCAAACCCCGGAAAATATAAATCCGTAGGTGTTTCTATAGACGCTTACGACAAACTGGTTGCCATCGCGGATCATGAGGATCGTGCAATAGGACGACAGCTTGCACGCATGATCGAAGAAACATACGAAAACATCAATCGTAATGTCAAGTCTTCCTACACGCTGCCTGCTAGTTCAGGAATTGGTGGTCTGGCTTCTGTTATCGAAGACTAGAGTAAGCCAGCGTTACCCAAGCCACCTAGTAGTGTCGAGGCCACTGCTGGGTTTTCTCGCGCTCTTTCTCTAAGTGTTTGATTCGCGGCTGCTACAGAGGGCATTTCAGAAACTGGTTCAACACTTGGAACCGGAACACTTGTTCGGTTTACACGAGGTGCTGCCGGGGACCTTCGATCAGATTGAAGTTGATTTTTAAAATCATTTGCTATTTCAGAAGCTCCTGATTTCATTGAGCTATAAGTATCTACAATCTCTCTAGTGCCTTGTTGTTTGGCAAAAGACGCAGAAGTATCATTCAAAACTTTTAAAAATACTTGCATTTTGCCAGCTTTAGTTTTTTCTTTTGCTGCTTCTTTTCCGTACCTAGCCGCAAAAGATGTATAGAATGGCCCAGTTGATAGAAATCTTCCGACCATACTAAGCCGAGCAAGTGTTCCTATATTTTCTAATGGATTGGCTGCAATGTTCGCGGCAACAAGATCACCGCCTTCAGCCGATGACCCTAAAACTTTCATGTTTCTTCCGAATAGTGCTATAGAATCAGCTTCGGCTTCAGGAAATAAAGCTCTTAATTTGCCAGACTTTTCAGCTTTTATTAAGCGGTCAGATAAAAGTCTAAATGCTTTTTTGTCTGTCATAAATGTATGCTCGAAATCTCCAATTAGATTTTGCATGTAGTATGACTGTAGTTCGGCTAGTTCATCTGGCTTGTTTTGAAAAAACTTTGACAATTTAGTAATGTCATTACCTTTTACAGATGGACTTGCTAATAAATCTGCCGCTTCTTCTGGCATTAATGACCCAGCGCGAAGTTTCCTAGCAATAGCTGCTTTGTCAAACTGGGCCTTTTCCTGCATCGCGTCTTTAATATTACGAAGCAAATCAACGCCAGTTTCATTTCCACCCGCATTTAAATAATCATCTATAACGCTTTGATCTACGCGAGTTAAGGACAAAGAGTCCATTTGATCTGCAAGCTTTCGAACTTCAGATACTTTAGAGCCGAACAATTCTTCGGCTGTTCCACCTAAATCTTCTAGTTTTTGCTTGAACTTGCTACCACTAAACTTTTTAGAGCTATCCAAAGTTGACCCTGATTCACGCATCGTTTTGCGCAACCACTCAGCCGCAGAACGCTCTCGTAAAGTATCAAAAGCGTCTCGTCCTAAATTTTTTTCTAAAACCTCTTTTGCGTCTTTAAGAAGTTTTGGATTATCGTTTTGTATAAAACGACCATAAGCACCTTTAGGGTTTAATTCTTTTTCGCCTTTGACGACACTTTGTAAACTTTTTATACTTGCAGCATCCGAAACTTTTTCAAAACTGTTCATGCCCTCCTTAAAAAAGCTACGAAGTTTTGGTATTTCCTTAGCTACATTTCTAAAAAGTTTCTTATCCGCTGCTGTTAAGTCGGAAGCAGCTTTTCGATTCATAGCGTTGTTAACAGATTTGGGGGATATGAAGTCATCTAGCTTGTTAAGGAACTTATCCTTCATAATTTTAACGCTGTCAGAGCCGTAGTTGCCCATCCAAGTGTCATTAAGATTTTTTCGAGCTTTATAAACTTGCGTGAATGAAGCATCATCAGGCAACTTCATTAACTCATCTACAGCTTCACGAGATTTTCCCAAATTGCCAGAACGAGCCGCTATTAGTCTATCAAGCTCCAATTTGGCGTCAGCTTTCAATCCGCGAGTGTTGAAAAGCGCAGTATCTCCAACAGCACTATTTGTGAGGTTTTCGAGGTTAGCAAACTTTTCTTTTACCTTGTCATCAAAAGCCTTATATGCGCCAACAAAAGCGTTTTGTATGTCAGCATTTAACAACTCGTCCTTATTCGCGGCCTTACCTATCTGAACAGCAATGTCATCCATGTGCTTAATCAAGTTAGTCATTGTGCTTTTTTCTGCCTGCAAGAGAGCAGTGTCTCCTGATTCCACAGCATTCGTTAAGATTGCAGCCGTAGCATCAATGTCAACACCGCCATCAGCGCCATAAGCACGCAGCTTTCCCAAGTCCTGCATGATTTGTTCGTGATTTTGTCGTAACCGCGCTGACGTACCAAGAGCTTTTTCAGACATAGCCTGTTGTCTGGCTACAATAGAATTTGCGCCCATAGCCGATAGTGACGGTTTATAATTTGAGTCTATAGCCTCTGCGACTTCTTTTTGAGTTTCAGGGGCGAGCTTACTTCCCGCTCTTCCACGACCTGTAACCGCTCCAAAAGATTTGCCAACTAGACCAAATATACCTTCACCAGCCCCTGCGATAGCGGCTTCGATTAGCGCATCTTTACCAACCTCACCAAGTGTTTGCTCTTGGGTCCCCCGTAAGGTTTCAACGCCTTCTTCTAATAATTTTCCGCTACCAGAACCTATTGCAGCACCTATTGCAGCACCTAAAATTGGAATAGGAATCGCGGCTTGTCCAGCTATTGCGCCACCGATACCACCTACTATCTCCTCACCCGCAGCGCCCACAAAGTCTTGCAAGTCAGACAGGCTAAATCCACTTTCGTCAATCATGATAGGCTTGTCAGTTTCTATGCCAAGCAAAAGTGCGCCTTTTGGAGTAATCGCTAAATTTCCACGATTATCTCTAGTATAGTCACCTTCCCTAAAACCAAAGCGACCAAGGACTTTTTCTTCTTCTCCAGAAGTTTCAGCGCCAGCAAGTTGTCGCCTTAGCTTGTTGTTCGTAATGCCAGTTTCTGTATCAAACTCTTGACCTGATTGAGATCGTTCAATCCGAGACTTACGTTCTGGTCTTTCACTCATAACAATTCTTTGTATTTTGCTCTTTTCGATAGCTGTAGGTGAGTCTCCTGCAATCTGAAACCTCATGACCCCACTATCTGTTTGAACTGAAACAGAACCCATAATTACTAGCCCCTTATATCGTAGTCTTTTATTTTAACGCCATTATCGTCAACAGATTCAGTAAAGTTAATGTAGTTCACATCTCCAAAACTTTTGTCAAACATTTTCAAAACTTCGGCATATTGGTACTCGCCTTCTTCATTACCCCTATATTGACGGCGATCCAAAAATGTATCCACGATAGGGTCTAATGTTTGTTGCGACGATTTAAATAATTCTTGCATTGTCTGAACAGACATTACAGCTTTGTCTATATCTCCAAATGTCTCAAAGTTTCCTAACGCCGCTTTAATATCACTAACGTCAACATTGGAAATGCCGTTCCCTGTTTCTTGAGTAAGGAACTTTTTAAATCTAGCTAAAACGCTTCTTTGCAAGACTTCAATTTGCGAAGGTATGCTAACTTCGTCACCACTTGGATAGCTCAAATCCATACCCATAGAGTTTCCAACTTCTATAAGTCGAGATAGTATTTTTGTTCCTGCTGTGCCGCCAAAGCTATCTGATCCAAGGTCTTTCATATCCAGAAGAAGACCCTCCATTTCCTGAAGCGTATCCATTCCTTGAGCGGTTTTTTTGTAGGCACTTGCCACTTCTCTTGAATCTATAAGGGGATCAGACCAAACTGTTCTACTTCCAAACTCTGTGTCTTGACCTCTACCTAATTTTATTTCTTGAGCACCAATTCTTAAAGATTGCTGTTCTGTGTTTTTTAAGGCTTCAGTAAGTTTACTACCGCCCTCCAACTGAGCTTCCAGTATCTTCAATCTACGCTCATTAGCGTAATCTAAGTCTTTTAAATAAAGCTCTTTCTTTAATGCTCTATTAGATGCCTCGATTGCTTTGGACGCGTCTTCATCAGATTTTATCTGTTGCAGCGCATATTTCCCTGCTGAAATTCTAGCAGCTTTAGCGTCTGCTGTCGCCTTATCCAAGGCAGGTAATGCTGATTCCCCAGCAGAGGCTACAGATTGTAGCATTTTCCCGACATTAAATCCTTTGCCAGCTTTATTTTGCATCAATGCAAGTCCAAAAGCCATAAGCGCACGGCTTTTATCTACTTTACCACTTGCGTCTATTCCGGTGGCCTCTTCAAATTCTTTTTTGTAACGCTCCAAAGCATCAGATTTTGATTCTTTTTGAGGAGGAGTTTCTCCTAAAGCACTTTCCCTGTCTTTCATCGCCGCAGCAAAAGCATCATTTAAATTTTCACTTGTAAGGCTTTCCCCGTAAGATTCTTCTAAAGATTTTACAAGAACGGGGTCTATGGAGCTAAGGATTTTTTGGTTAGCGGAAGATGCACCGTCCATGTAAGCTTTCCGCTCACCGGGCTTTTCTACAACTGTTCCGCGCCCACCGCCTGTTATTTCTTTTAAAATTTCTTCTATTCCGTCAGTTGATTCCTCGACAGACGTTTCAGCAGCTTGTGTCTCTGTATTGTCTAGGGAGGAAAGTATGCTACCTATTTCATCAAGTGCTGAGGGCTGGAATACTGCCTCTTCGCCTAAAGCCTCACGAGCCGCTATGTCGCTTTCAGCGGCTTGCTTTTCAAGCAAAGCCTTTTGATTTAAGTTTCCAATCGGGTCTGTCTTAAAGGCATTGTCTTGTATCTCTCTGCGAGCCTTTTCTAAAGAAGATATTTCTTCAGCCCTGCTTTGAGCGGGACTAAATCGAACACCACTAGGAGAAACTAATTGCCCCCCGCCTCCAAAAAACCCACGGTCGTCTTGCACTAATCCCTCGATTAAAACATTTAAATCATCAGAACCAGATGTTTGATCCATGTATTGTTCTAAAAGATCATCAGGCAATAAGCCACTTTCAGCAAGCTCCATAAACGTAGCCATTCTTCCGCCTGCCCCAAAGCCTCCATCGTAAGCGGGGATGTTTATCATAGTACCTGCGGCCTCTGGGCCTTCACCCGCAAAAAGACTTTTGAGTTCAGCCCCTAAACCTTTGTTGTCAGGATTGTTGGCATAATTTTCGTATGCTTGTTTTTGTCTTTCTAATGGGTTCAGAAGAGCCATGATTTACCTCTTTATTGTGCGCCTTGGTAGGTAGCATACATGCCTACACCTTGAAGGAATGGGTTGGGGGCTTGTGACGGTTGTTGTGTATAAGCACCGTACATTGAAGCGGATGGAGCGCCAGTCAGGAAGTTCTGAGCGTAGCTGTAAGGCGCAAGAACTTCTTGAGTGTATCCAAGCTGGTTCTGACGTTCGAACTCTTTAGCCTGTTGATCGTACTCGCGCTGTTTACCACCAATGCCGTACATGTAGTTAAGATCAGCGGGAGCCATGCCAGCGTAGGCAGTACCAATGTCAGCGGAAGTTCCAGCCAACGCGCCGTAGCCCTTACCGATATTTGCTTCTGCCGTACCGAGATTGCCAACTGCCGATCCTAAGCCACCAGTTAAACGACCTGCTTCAAGGTTGCGTTTGTTTTCGTCCTCTTTCGCACGAGCTTGCGCTTCTGCGCTTGATAGACCCATGCTACGATACATGTCAGCCGCTTTTAACATACGACCTTCAGCGTCTTGGAATGCGCTTCCTTCAGCAGTAAGTTGTGATCCAGCTAATGAGCCAAGAGCCGTCCCAGCAGTTTGTTGACGCTTTTCGCCAGACTCAAATGCGCTTTGACGGGCGTTCTCAACTGCCTGAGCAACTGAACTTTCAAGCTGCGCACCTGTAAGGCCACGCGCCTTGCCATCTTCAAACGCTTTTTGCCTTGCGCTGTTGATCATTTGTTCGGCATTTATGGTGCGTGATGCACCTGACTCGAATGCTTTCTGACGAAGTTGCTCTTCAGTTTGTGAAAGTCCAGCAGACGTTCCAGCCGCAGCTAATCCACGCTGTGCCGCATCTTCATACGCTTTTTGCTCAATGGTTGTACCACGAGCGCCTAGCTCACCTGTCAAGCCAGATGCTTGCAATGCACGCTTGCGAGCCGATTCGTCAGTTGCCATCGCACTTGCCAACGCTTTGTCGTATCCTTGCGACATCAAGTTGGCTACTGTGTTTTGTTTTGTTTCTTCGATTGCACGAGCAGTCTCTGCGGCTTGTACGCCTGCACGAGAGCCTCCAAATGCGCCTGCGCTTATTGCTTTTGCTGTGTCACCTTGACGGCGTTTTGCGCCCTCACGGGTAATTCTATCCATTGCCGCATCAACGACTTGAGCCTTGTAAGGGTCCATAAACGCTTGTGTTGCGGAAGCTGGATCAAAAGCCCCTAAACCTTGTTCTGCTAGTTCAAATGCACGACCCGTGCCACGCTCGAACGCTTCACGCGCCCCAAACTCACCTTCGCCAGCCTTTTTCAAAGCGTCACGAGCTTCGCCTAATCCACCGCTAAGTTGATAGTCACCTGTGCCTTTGCGAAGACTTGCCTCATCAACACCAAACGTTCCTTGCCCACTGGCTATTCCTGAACGTGCGGCGTCATAAGCTGTTTTATCTACGCCAAACACATCACGACCACCTTCGATAGATGAGCGAGCATCGCCGTATAGAGCATCAGCCCTTGCTTTGGCGTCGAATGCTTGAGTTCCTTGATCCGCACGAGTTTTCGCGCCTGAAAGAGCAGTGTCGTATATGCTTTTTGCGTCTACGCCACCTGTACCAGCATCAATGTAAGTCTGGGCATCTGGAAAGTAATCAGTAAGGGCATCTGCAATAGTACCTGCGCCCGTGTCGAACTGATCAGCGGCATCTGGAAGATAGCGAGCCTTTCCCTCTGCATCCATGAAGTATGTGTTGGCGCGATCCATAAACGCTTGACGCTCTTCAGGAGTGTCAAAGGTTTGGTAAACAGCACTTTGGAGCGGGTCTTCACCAGCTTGAACATAATCAGGAACTTTAAATAAGTCTGGATACGCTTCCGCATCCATAATACCGCCCTGAAGAACGCCGTCTTCATCGGGTACACCGAATATTTGTCCGAGTAACGCCTCATCGTATTCCTGCATATACGCAGGGAGTTGGCGTATGGCTATACTTGTGGTTGGGTCGCTCATTACGCTTTCCTCTCTAGTCGGTCCATCATGCCGTACATTTTATTAATACCGCTATTCAAGTTGCCGTTTCCAGCACCTTTTACCGCACCGCGGGTCATTACAAATTCTCCAGCGGTTAGCATCGCAGGGACATCATCTTTTGTCCCAGAACCCTCGCTAGGCATTATTGCGCCATTTCTTCGTGGATAGTAAGCTGCGCCGCCATCATTAAACTGTGCAGGACCGCCTATGGTCATGCCTTGATCTGGTATTGGCATATTGTCTACGGGTGCATCCGCAACAGGTTCAGTCCCGTAATAAGGCCGACTTGCGAGGAAGTAGTTTTTGCTTCCGTCTTCCATTCCCACTATGTTCTTCATAACCCCATCAGTATCTAGTTGGTCAACTTTACCATCACGGTTAAAGTCGTAGCGGTTCAAGTCATCACCCTCAAAAGGTCTAAGACCAGTTTGGTGTCTGAGCATGTTGGTTACATTACTCATAGTCAGGGGATCATTATCAAAATCACTGAAGTCGTAAGTGTAGTCGTTTCTATCGTAGTTACGTTTGGCTAGTGAGTAAGCAGGGCCACCTTGGTTATAATACTGAGGCTCAACTGCGCCGCCCTTAGCGTATTGAGGAACACGACGATCAGGTAAGGGTCGCGGTTTCAAACTAATTGGGCCTTCTCCAGCGCCACGTTCAAAACGCGCTCTGTTGCCATATGGATCAGGGTCTACGTCTTCGCTGAACAGGCTGTCTAGTAGCTGAGAGCCAAGGCCCATTGCTATAGATTCGCCAAATTTTGTGTTTAGCATTTTACCTATAACGCTATCAGGATTAGTGTCAAAAAACTCGCCAATGCCCATAAGACCTTCAGCACGCTTAGGACTTACAGCATCCTGTAGTTGTTTTTTAGCAAGGTTTTGACCAAAACTTTCAGCGTTGCTTAGTGAGCCAACAGTAGAACTGCCGCCGCTAGTCAATTTGTTTACAATTCCGGGGTCAGCATCTAGCATATTATCCAAAAACGGTACACCTGTACCTCGTCCAGACATAGCCCCAAGTCCACCACCGATTGCGCCACCCAGCAAAGCGTCCCTTAACGAAACATCTTTACCTTGTAATTTTCTAAGTGCAACGTTTCCAATTGCGCCTTGCACCGCAGGGTTCGAAACCAAGTTACCCAAGAATGGAAGGATTTTATCAAAGAAAAACTCTGGCTTTCCAGTTACAGGATTAATGCTATTCTGACCTGAACCCACAACATATCGACGCGGATCAGAGCCTGCATCCTGAAATGCTTTACCCAATCCACGAGCAACTTTTGGATTCTGTCGAAGAACTTCTCTAGGCACAACTGTCTCACCCGGAGTCAGGTGTGCCATGCGTGTATCACCATTTCTTCCGTAGCGTGCCATGTCCTGCATTATACTAACCTCTTATTACTTATCCCAAGTTACCAAATCTTCCTCAAAAATACTAGAGTGTCGATCCAGAAATAGATTCAGGCATAGTAACCTGAACATTTGTACTTCTTTTTTCCGATCCTGTCCAATTTTCGCCGCAATCTGGGCAGTTTCCATTGGGATAGGACGCAATTTCTTCTTTTGTATCTACAACATTTTCACAATTTGCGCAATGAACTGTATCGACGCTCCCAGAAGGACGCCAAGTTGAGCCGTTATCCATAGTAATAATTGTATCAGTCATGATATTGTCACCGTTATTGTACCGACAGAGCCTGTCGCTTGTGAGCCTTGAACGTATGGAGAGTGGGCTACAGGAACCCGCAATTGTCCACCGTGGTTAAAAACAGTGCCGTCCTCCAATCCAGAATCGTCTGTTTGAAGGTTTGTAAACACTGTAAAGGTATTTCGGCCTTCTCCGGGGTTTTGCATATTTTGCAAATACGTCGAATATGACCTTAAAACTTCAGCAAAATACTCTTTGTTGTAGTCGTCAGGGGGTAATGGAAAGAATGGTAAGTTTAGGTTTCTTGACATTAACGTCTCCCGTCAGGTCGAACATCAACGCGAGGAGAACCCAATCTCCAACCCACTCCAGTGTCTTCGCTTTCTATTCTGAACGCAAATGACCTACCTCTAAGCCGAACAAATACCTGTTCTGTAAACTGCTCAACCGGGATACTCGCTGTTTTTACAACTGTGCGAGCGTCAGACGACAGGTAGTTTCCGCCGGGAAAGTTTCTGACTTTTAGGGTCATAGTGGCCTGTGGAGATGGAGCGGTAGAGTTTCTAAACGTCAGATCAGGTATTAGACGGCGCATAAATGCGAACTGATCACCCTCTCCCAAGTCCATTTGGCTACTCTCAATATATGAGGTAATGGCACTCGCAGGAGATGTACTTCCGTCATCAAATCCGATCTCTTGAAAATAAAGATAATGGTCTGTTGAAGCCGCAAGAGGATCGTTGTTAACTCCTCTATCTAGCCAACATGTGCGGTTCATTAGGCCATAATACCAGATTTTCTGGTCATAATTGTAGGTAACATAGCTATCGTTTTCAGTGCTTGATGCAGATGGATAGAACCAAGTAACCTCAGAGAATGCAGTATTTAAGCCAGCCGTCACCTTTTCCAACTGATCATTGTTAATGTTTGTAAAGACATAATCTCGAACTGAACATGGGATACGTTGAACCGCACCACCGTAAGCATAGAACTCTTCTGCGCCCATCCAGTACACGTTATCTTCAACTGCAATAGCCGCTAACGGGCTTGCAATTGTGATATTTTCAGAAATAGCGTTTATGCCAAACGTGAACGGAGGCCCAAGAAACTGCATTGCATGTAGTGATACATCCGTAAACACAAGTATTTGCTGTCTTGTTTCTACGGCTGTAATGATCTTTGACCCTGAACCAATGCGCAAATCACCCGCGGTTGTATCTACAAGGGATTGCCAGTCAAGAATGTTTTCTTGATCAGAAAACCTAATTAACAAGGGGTCTTGCACTCCGGGTTCTAATTCTGAGTCGCACCCAAATGCGATAACATGGCGGTCACGATCAGAAACAAGAACCTGTTTTGCTATTGTAGGAACTTTATTAGCACCCGCTATAGACGCTAACTCAACCGCTCTATTCGCTAATCCGTTTGTTTTGTCCCAATAGAATATATCTCCATCACGAACATTTATTAGAAGGTCTTCACCAAAGTTGTCATGTGACCATATGCGAAGTGTTTGACCAGATGTCGCCAAAGACGCCCCAGAACCCCAAGTCCCACGACTCCAAGTACCAGCGCCCCAACCAGTGCCTACGATTGTTGTATCAAGACCAGTGTTGATCTGGTACGCGCCAACAACAGAGCTACCCCCATTGCCGCTATCTGAGGTTGTTGCGAATACATATGTAGGGTTTAAGCCAGTTGTAGTTGTTATGCTTCCAATTGTGCTTACAGTACGAGCTTCTATTTGATAGCTATTGACGTTTATAATGTGCGTGATTTGGTATTCTTGATTAAGAACATCAGCCGTTATATTGCCACCGAGAGTTGCCGTACCTGAATACGTTACAAAATCATTCTCAAGAGCGCCGTGGTCTGCATCTGTTACAATTAAAGTCGCGCATGTAACGGCTGCGCTAGAAGAGTGAGACGCGGCTACTGTATCGTTGACGCCCCTTACACAACCAGTAAGATTATTGCCTGATACAAGTGCATAGGTAATAATCTCACTACCTATTTTTATTCTTCCAGAAGCAGGAAAGCCACTTGCTGACGTTAATGGGATTGTGTCAGTTACAGCGGTAATGCCAGCACTTAATGTGTTTGCGTTTGCGGAGAACGTAATGTCTCCTGCCGCCGTGGTCACGCGAATAGGCGTTATGTCGTTATATGCACCACCCTCGTTGATATAATACTTGAGGTGAGTTCCTACGCCAAGGAAGTTGGAGCCGTCTAACGCAATCCAAGGGTGCAAAGCGCGACATGTGCCTAGAAATGCGTTTGTAGACTCTTTTATCCAACCACCAATTTTCTCAGGATAACCAAACCTAAACCGAACTTTGTCCATGTCAAACCACCCACCTTCATTCGAGTAAGAAGTGGTTTCACGGTTGATACCGGGACGAAATTGAAGTTTGGTTAGCGGCATCACAAATCTCCTGATGTGAAGATTATACACAATTGTTCAGTTTACGCCAGAGTTAGGTTTAAGCCGAACAATTGTAGAAATCATCAGTTTTTAAAAAATAAGCCGAACAATTTATGTCAGCCAAGCATATATTTTTTTAGTCTTCTCCAATCGGTCATCTAAGCCATGAGTCCCACCGTTCACACGGCGCGTGATTTTTGTGATTACATCATCGTTTACGCCTGTATCTGCAATTTTAAAGAGTCCATTACGCTGAAAAAACCAGTATGCGCTTTCAAATGCGTACTCTGTAGCTACAAGATCAGGGTCTTTCATTACATCTGGCAACCTCATCTCGGATGCAAACTTTCGGTAGTTTGTACGGCCTGTGCATTGTAAAAATCCTCGGCCTCGAAATGCCCAGCCGTCATTTTCTTCAACATTTCCAAGAGCGCCACCCTTTGACCTATGCTCATCCATGTAAACGTAGTTGGCAATTTTTTGAGGATTACGCGCATATTTTGACGCGTCTTCTTTGCCTTGACCAAAATAACGACCAAATACACGATTTAATGCGTCTTCAGAATAGTTAAGATTTTCTTCAGTTAGCTTAAAATATCCGCTCTCGTGCGCAGACTGACCAAGCAAGTGAGCCGCACGCTCTGGCGATAGCTCATAATGCTTGCTAATTGCCTTTGCTGTAGTGGGGCCAAAAGCCCCATCTGGGCTTACTCCACAGCGTTTCTGTAAGGCTTTCATTGCTTTACTCATTTGATTTTCGCTTTCATAAACAAAACTAACCCGTAAATAACGAGTCCAAAAACGGTAGCCACAGCCACATCAACTAGATGTTCTCGCATGTGATATATAAACTCTATACCAGCTTGGACATCCCCCTGACCAGCAACTGTGTTTACTTCCACGTTTTTAGTGCCGTTGAATGTGCCAATGGTTTGCTCCATTTTATCTGCCGCCTATCATGCCGTTATGATCTCGATTTATATACTTTAGATCGTTTTCCATAACAGCCACACGCTGTTTGATACTGTTAATAGCACCAATGGTCGTCATCAGTCCTGCAAGCTCATCCCACAGATCATCAATCTCTTCGAACGCGTGATTTAGTTCAGAAGCGTTAGATTCTACATCTCTCTTGAGGTTTATATTGTCTTCTATAGCCATGCGTGACCCTAACTGGCTTACAGTCTCTTCTAGCCCAGATATGGTTGATGCCTGTTGAGATACCCACCAAACGCCTCCTGCTAATTGAACTGCCATTGCAGCGACTAAAGCTATCGGTAATTTAACATTTTCCATTATTTCCTCTTAAACATTGCGGTTGCTCCGCGTACACCAAAACTCGCTGAAATTGCGATACCTAAACTGTAAAAATACCAATCGGGCGCTTTGGAAAGCTGTTCAAATCCCTTATCAACCCAGCCTTCTGTTCCCGGAATAAATGCTAAAACAAGGGGAATTGACAGGACAATTACGAACCATTCGTCTTTCCAGCTTGATTTAGAACCCTCTGCCATAATGCGTTCCCAGTCGGCAACGCTTGTTTTTTCAGACAATAATATCTGAGCTTTCGCCTTCGCCTCAGTTAGCTTCAACTCTGCGGATGCTGCATTCTTGTCAGCTTTGCCTTGTAACCAAGACCCCGCGAGGTTTGCTACCGGACCTATGAGTGATTGTAACATTACTTAGACTCCTTACCCATCCATATGCCGAACGATCCCGTGAAGGCTCCAGTTACGACTGATATTAGACCCGCCTGTGATACCGATAGGTCAGGTTGAGATAATGCCCACTCTAGGCAACGTATATACATAATGGTTGTCACCAGCATCATCAGACGCGGCAGAACTTTCCACTCGTCAAGTTTTGTTGCCATCACGTTTTCCTTTCTCTAACCACGCTTTTGCTATTCCGCTGTGATGCGTTATTATAACAATTTTTCCAGCTTTGTCACATACAACGTATTTTCCTAGTTTGTTCTTGTATAAAGTCACCCGTTCGCCAGCTTATCTACTCCCCATATCATCGCTACGGTTCCTGCCACAAAAATTGTAACGCCCAACGCCAATGAAACACCCCAGAACAATCTGTCTCTAGCAGCAGCTTGGGCTTCTAAGGCTTCTTTCTGGCGTTTTCTTGCTTCAGCCTGCTCGCGTACAACCAAGTCCCACATGCCCGGTGGTCCATATAAGCGGCAATGGCTGCGAAGGGTTTCCATAGCTTCCTTGTGCGCCATTTTTGCCTGAGCAATGGCAAATCCTTCTTCCTCACTGGAAGTTAGTCTTCCAAGTGGCCCTTTGTGTTTGCCCGATTCCGCAACAGCTATGTCAGCTTCTAGCTTTGCTAATTTTCCAAAATGCGGCATAAGACTGTTTACGTCTTTGCCAGCTTGAACGGCACTACTAATGCCACTAGCTATTTTAGTTACAGCGCCTGCTAAGGCTAAAACTTCTATCATGCTTCACGAAAGCTCCTTGGGCAATAATAATCAGGATCAACGCGATAAACGCGCTTGTTATACATGCCGTCACATTGATAATGACAGGCTTTATAAAACCAGCTTCCGTAGCCGTTCACGAATACATGCCCATATCCTATGAATACAAGCGTGCAAAGCATGTTATCGCTCCATTAAGCGATCTATTTTTTCTTCAAGTCGGTCAAACCGTGCGACAATTTGACTCATAGTTGAAGCACCGTCTAGTTTATTGACGTATTCTTTTGCCATCTCTTCCCTTGTTTTATTCAAGAGAATTTGAACGCGCCCAAGTTCGGCATGTTGGGCTTTTATCCACCAACCTAAACCACCGATTGCAGTGGTTAAGCCTAAGTTTATGAGCGCGTTCATTTCCATTATTGTGCCGCTACCTCTTGAGCTTCTTCAGACTCTTCCAAAGACTTTGCAAGCATATCCATAAAGGCTTGCTTGCCGACAGCGAGTTGATCCAGATTAAATTGGGCAGAACCCATCTTTCGGTCCAAGTCAGCAACGTGGTTAATCATAACCTTCTGCTGATCTGTCAGTTGGTCTTCAGTGTAGTCAGTGCCGTTGATCGTGACGGTTTTTGTTTGTTTCTCAGCCATCGTGATCTCCTTTTAAATTGAGGTTAAAGTTATTCAGCAGCCCAAGGGGTTCCTGAAGCGGTTGTCGCAGCGCGGTCAATTTGGCCTTGTACTTTAGCAGTACGGTTGGCCTCAACGCGAGCTTTGGCTTCATCGGCGGTTTCATCACCTTCGATCAAGCTGTTGTAGACCCAACCAAGAACCTG